TCCCTATATTAAAGGGCGAGATCAAGGGGTTAAAAATATGAGTAAGATTAAAGATATTATCGAGAACCCGCATGAAGTTTATAAACAGAACCTTGCTTATTGGAACTTCCTTTTACAGAGTTTTGAAGGCGGCAGAGAGTATTGTCAAGCCGACATACCAAAAGATTCAACTTTAAATAAAGGTCTTTTATCGTGGCTATTCACGCGCGTAAAGGTTGATGGCAAAGAGTTGTCGCAGAGCAATATCGACGGGAACTTGTTCATGCACCCAAAAGAAAAGGTCGAAGCGTTCAACCGGCGCTTGTCAATGAGTTATTATTATAATTTCTGCGCTCCGATAATTGATATTTATACCAATCATTTATTTAAACAGCCGGTCGAAGAAAACTTCGGGAATATAAAAAAAGAAGTTGAAGAACGTGTTAACAATATTGATCTTCAAGATTCGTCAATAACTGAGTTCAGGAAAGAAATAAGCGAGATTTCACAAATATATGGTCATGCGTTTGTTATGGTTGATAGTCCGACGGTATCGAACCAGATATACAGCTTACAGGACAAGATTGATGCAAACGCGTTCCCTTACTTCTCTATATATCATCCGCAGAATGTTATTAACTGGGCGCTTGATGATCACGGGAAACCGTATTGGGTAATGCTTCGCATAACACAAGAAACAAATACCGATCCTCAGAATTATGATAAAGAGAAGGTGGCGGAAGAAAGATACATCTTAATCACGCGGGACGAATGGTTTGTTTTTAATTCCAAGTATGAACAAGTTTATAATGGGACCAACCCGCTCGGAGAGGTCAATCTTGTTTGTATTTTCGACAAGAAAAGTAAACGATACCGAAACTTCTTTGGAACAAGTTTTCTTGCCGACATAGCGTTTATCGCCCGCAATGTATATAACTCATGTTCAGAGTTGCACCAGATATTAAGGGACCAGACGTTTGCGTTTCTTGCCGTACAAGGGACAAGCGACGAATATAATGAGTTATCAATAGGTACAAGTCTTGGCTTGCTTTATCCTCCCGAACGCGCGACACCTGTTTACGTAAGTCCTCCGTCGTCAAATGCGGAAGTATATTTCCAGCATATTGACAGGCAAATATCTAAGATGTTTCAGATTGCGAAACTCGAAGGCGGGACAGCTTCTTTTGATGGCCAGACAGCGGTACAGCAATCCGGTGTTTCAAAGGCATGGGATTTCAACCAGACCAACAGTGCGTTAAGTAAAAAAGCGTCGAACATGGAAGATGGCGAAATGAAGTTATGGTCAATGTTCGCTAAGTGGGAAGGAAAAGATTTTGACGGAAGCGTTCAATATCCGACGGAGTTCAGCGTCAAGAGTTTGAATGAAGATTTAGACGAAGCTGAAAAGTTATTTAAACTGAATCTCGGAAAAATGTTTAATGATACGATTAAGGAATCAATTATCAAAAAACGGTTTCCGCGTATGCCGGAAGAAAAAATAAAAGAGTTAATATCCAATATGACCGCAGCCCCGGAGAAGAATGAACAAATAGAAACACCCGGAGCAAGGATAAGTAATAGATTGACTTTATTTAAACAGAACGCCAACCAGGCGGGTAAGAATGGGGGAAGTAATGAATCACAATCGTAAAATCAATTTTTTGTTCTTTCTGAATAATCGTGGGGAAGTTCCGTCAGCACCGCCGGCACCACCTACACCTCCGGCAGAAGTAAAGTTTAGTGCTGAACAACAGCAAATTGTTGACCGTATTGTGCAGGATCGTGTTGCGCGAGAACGGTCGAAATATGCCGATTATGATGAACTCGCAAAGTTCAAGCGTGAACACGAAGTTAATGCCGAGGCGCAGAAGCAGAAAGAACTTGAAGCACAGAAGAATTATGAACAGGCAAAGCTAGGGCTTGAAAAACAGATAACTGATTTACAGGGGGTTGTAAAAAGTAAAGATACTTTAATAGCGGACTTAAACATTTCTCATTCTTTGACATCTGAGATTATGGCGCAGGGCGGGTATGTTGACGAGGCGCTTGCCATGCTTAAAGGCAACGCGGTTGTCCAGGAAGGGAACGTCCTTATTAAAGGTAAAGACGCAAACGGTATTGAAGTAATGTTGCCGATTGCGGACGGAGTTAAACAGTTTCTTACCGCGCGGCCGTATCTTGTTAAAGCAACGCAGAAATCTGGGCCTAGCGGTCCGGGTGGTTTACCTCCGGCACCAGCGGCAGGGACCGATACGCTTACGGACCTGAACGAGCAGTACCAAAAGGCGATATTCGCCAATGACTTCAAAAAAGCGGCAGAGATAAAACAAAAAATGAAAGGGAATTTATCAGCGGCAGGGATTTCCCGACTATATTAACGAAAGGATTTTAGATGGCAAATGAAACCACCACCACGACATTGACGGAAGCCATTCCGACGATTGTCACGAATTATCTTTTAGAGTTAGAGGAACGCGACGTTGTCCGTCCTCTAGTTACGCTCGACACAGCTTTACTTGGCGGGCCGGGTATTGTATCAAATACGCCGATTATTCAGAAATTGACTTCTGAAACCGACGATTCTTTGGCGAATCAGGCAATGGATTCCGGGACTGGGGTTGATACTTCTCCGAGCGCTGCAACGGCAGGTATGCACGGCGCGGTTGTGTTTCTCAAGGACATTGCGGCCCTGGGATCAGTAGGAAACATGGCAGCTGCAGCCGGGCAGCTTATTGGTCAGTGTATTATTACTCGTCGAGATACTGACCTTGTAACATTGTTCGCTTCTTTCTCAACCAACGTCGGAAGCGCTAACGTAGACATCACGCCTGGCGACTTTTATGACGCTTACGGTTCCATGCGGACGCACTTTGCTCCGCAGCCGTATGAGTGCGTTATGTACCCGCTTCATATTTGGTCAAGCGTTGGTATTATCACTTTCTTTGACAATTCCGCAGATGCCCTGCAATCATTTGGCATGGGTAGCGTAGGGGAAGATTTTACAAGAAGCGGATATTCCGGGATGGTGTTAGGGTTCCGTCTCTGGGCTGACGCGAATATCACGGTTACGTCAAACAATGCGTCTGGCGCCTGTTTCTCCCGTCAGGCCATTAAGTACACGCCGAAGCGCGGTCTTATGATCGAAGTACAGCGACACGCTCCGGAAGTCGGCGATTATATCGCCGGGAATGAAGCGTGGGGCGAAGCGATTCTCCGCGATACCCATGCTGTTGAAATGCAGTTTAATGTTGGCCCGTAAGCATAGGGCTGATTAACTTTATCGGGGGGCGGGTAATACCGCCTCCCGGTTTATAAAGGGGAATGACATGGCAAAACGAAAATTACCGCAAACTGACGCGGGAGCACAAGAGCAGGGAATTATAGAATCTCCAGAGCAAAAACTTGCTCGTCTTGAAGCGGAGAATGCGGCATTAAGAAATACACAGAATGAACTTGAAGCCAAGATTGCCGCGAACACGAACATAATGTCAAAAGATGATATGCAGTATTTCTCTGACTTGCAGTATCTTAAAAAAGTCGGTCGGGTTGAAACCAACACAATCAAAGTTAAGGAAACAAACGACCACAAGAATATTTCTTTGTGGACCAAAGAAGGAAAAAGGATCGGGCCGTTGCACCCGGACAATGCTCGTGCGACGTATGAAAAGTTTCTTCTTAAAGGCAAGCGGTTGTTAGTTAAACAACCGACGGAAGAAGAAATCGCCGAGTATAAGAAAACCCCGGAATATATCGCTGAAATGCAACGGGTTGCAGAGGACCGGGCAAGAAAAGAAAAAAGCCGGAAAGGAAAGGGGCTTGAACGGCTTCTTGAAGCAATGGCTAAATTGACGGGTCTTGATAAAAGCAAGTTAATGCAACTCGAAAAACAACCGCTTCCATTAAGTGAAGGGCGCGGGGCATAATGGCTTTTATAAGAAAAGTAAAATGTCCTCGTCATTTTCTTCTTAAACCTGGCCGGTCGCCCTGGATGTTAATTGATAATCCATATATCAAGAATATGCCGGAATGGGCGATTAAGCGTTGGGGGTTAAGAAGAAAAATACCATTTGTCAACAGTAAAGGACAAAAGGTAAGGGATAAAACGTCATTTTATCAACCCGAGAAAGAAGCATCTTTTTTTGTTCATTATGTTTATGATCCGCTTAACTTTGAATGTAAAAATGTTTGTAAAGGTCGCTGTCTTGAAGGTATAGAGAATCAGAATGCGACCATAGGAAAACGAATACCGACAACAGTTACAATGTGAGGGGAATATGGCATTAGGAGATAAAATAACAGTTGTTGAGAACGGAATTGAGATCACGCAGACCGAAGGGGAAGCGTCAATACGTAATGGCCAGGGCGAGCTTGTCGGCCGGCATAAAGTAATATCAGAACAAAGAAAACATCCAGACGGGCATATTGACGTTACGGTTAAAGTGCCGGCGTTTGGGACATAAAGGGGGGAACAATGGCATCCGGAATATATAATTGTTTCAAAACGGACCTTATGGTCGGTGATGTCAACCTGGGAAGCGGCGGGGATACAATCAATGTCGCTTTGTATAATAACAGCCATGCTTTCACAGCCACAGATACGGTATATACAACGACATACGAACTTACAACTACCGGAGGATATACCCAGGGCGGCCAGGCGTTAGGAAGTCAAACCGTATCAGGTACAAGCACGGTCGCATTTGACGGGGCAGATACCGCATGGACTTCTGCCACGTTTACGGCATATCACGCAGTTATTTATGATGTAACGAACACAAACAGCTTGATATGCTCGATTGATTTTGGCGGAGCGCAGACAGTTGCGTCCGGAACATTTACAATTCAATGGCACGCATCAGGGATCATAACATTAACTTAAAAGGAGATAACCATGCCTGAAAAAACTTTAAACATGACAATAACTCTTAATGTCGAGGGAGAAGAAGGATTAACCGTTACAATCGAGTATAGAAATACAACGCTTGAAACCGTAAAGCTCGTCGAGAATACAATCATGAAAGCGTTGGCAGAGATAAATCAATAATGTTTTCCCCGTCGCCGGTGATAGTTGTCGCGCTTAAAATTGTCGCTATCACATTAATTATTATCGGGATACTTATTATCAATGCGAGGGGATAATGCTCATTAAACTTCGATACAACAAAGCGACAGATCAATGGCGAATAATACGAAGCGATACCGGCAAGACAATCCAAGAGGTTTATGATTGTGCGACATTACCGGAGTTTTTTAACTTTGATGCCGACAAGCGGTTTGAATATGAAATATCTGTTCATTGCCGGGTTGTCGGGATAATGGAGGCGTAAAATGTGTAATACTTCAAAGAAGAAAAAAGGGAGAAGGAAATAATGATTGCCGATACCAAAAAAGTCCAAACAATGATTAATGTACTAGCGGACCAAATGACAATTATTCGGTCCGCAGTTGCTACAATGGTTGCGGTAAAAACGGCATATATCACGATTAATCCAGATCCAACAGGAACGCCATTACAGGGTAATGTTGCGGCTGTAAATACGGCTTTAACAGCATTGAAATCGGAAACAGACAAAGCATTATGGACAACATTGATTAAGGCAAAAGTTCCTTCCCACCGAGGGGAAGCAATAGAATATTAAGGAGGTAAAATAAATGGCAACAGCAACAATTTTGCTTCCCGTCGAATCAGCAAAGTTACCAAGCACAGCCGCCGCTGGAATTGATGGCGGGAATGATCAATGGTATCTTCTTTTTGATGATACCACCGTCGAGAAATGCCGGTGGCAGTTTCGTATGCCTGGGGATTATTCTTCTGGCCTTACTTCAAAAATACAATATTGTATGGCAACAGCCACGTCAGGACTTGTTGCGTTTAATGTCTATATTATGGCAATCAGCGACGGGGATTCTGCCGACATTGACACGGATTCTTTTGATTCTGCAAACGTAGGATATGCCACAGTTCCGGGAACAGCCGGGTACTTGGACGAAATATCAACTTCATTGTCAAATGTAGACAGCGTTGCAGCCGGGGACTTGGTTGTTGTTTGTCTTGAACGCGCTGCTGATCAGACGAGCATTGACACAGCGACAGGCGACGCAAAAGTAGCAACATTTTCATTAACATATACGACGACATAATGAATATTTTTAAGTGGCTATTTAAAAATTTACTTCATAAACTATCCGACAATGCCGGAGCTTTATATTGCGACGGGGTTAATGGCGGGGCGTGGAAGGAAAGTGTTCTTGGTTCCACGTTTGGTGCAATTACAATAAGTTTCATTATAACTCCATTTGACGTTGATGCGAAGAGTTATAAAACGTGGGACCAGATTATTACTTTTAATGGTAATGCTAACGCTTATTATATTCGTTTGGATGAAACTGGCGTTCCGATTGCTAGTTTCTTTCAGGGTGGAAGTACATGGACGAGAGTAACCGGCACAACAGCGCTTACTGACAATGTTCCTGTTGTTATAACATCAACATATAACAAAAATGCTCGCAGTAGTATATATATAAATGGGATGGAAGATGGATACACTACTGCTCCGAATACAGACATTGCTGGAACGACAGGATGGGATTTTTCAATAGGCGGCGAGGCATATAGAACTACTGATGTGATAAATAGTGCAACTTCTTTTTATGGTTTGGTTGAAGAATATTATGTTTGGGCTACTTGTCTTTCTGCTGATGAGGTCGCAAGATTAGCTACTAAGATACGAGGTATAGGAAGAAGCATTCGTACAAGTAGTTTATATTTGTATTTTCCTCTCGATGATTACCCAGACGGGACAAGTACGGTCGGAAGTTATTTTCATAATCATTATAAAGAAGTTGCTGGAGGACAAGAATTATTAGCGACAACAGGAAGCGAATGCCGAGCATCCGTACTTGTTAAATCAAAATCTTATATTCAATTCCCGCGTGTTGGAAGCGGGTTGATGCTTGTTAAACCTGACCCATTCTCTCTTGAATTAACATTAAATTCTCCGTCGGTAACAGCAGATCAAAATGTTACGCCAACCCCTAGTGCATTAGGGTTAACACTTAGTTTGCAATCTCCTACAATAGAAGCGATC